CGAGGATATTCAGCATACGGCACCACATTACGAGCGGGAACAAGGTCGCTCGGTTGGCGGGTATAATACTGGATAAACAACTGGGGGGACGCAATACCAGCGACGCCGTTGGCGACAGACAGGGTGGTAATCATCACACCATTACCAGTTGGACGAGCGGAGCGGACAATACGAGAAGCATCACCCACATTTAGCACCAGGTTAAAAACTTGAATACCATAAAAACCCTGGTTATTAGACTTAGGGTCGCACCAAATAAGGGGTGAAATCATCAGGGGTTCAATTGTGGTAAATGAGACGAGGACATTCTTAACCTCAGCACCACCAGCGGTGAGGGTGTTGCCTGAAACGGAGTTAAGAGCAAAAGTGCCTCGGGGTTGGAAGTCTTGGTCGTTGGCGACATCATTCCAAGCACCAAGTGGGTTGTTATTGGCGACAAGGGCGTCGCTGTATTCATAATAACTATCATACATAGTGGGGGTGGCGTTGTTATAACGGGCAAGTTCCCTGCGGTCGTTAAAGCGGAGCAACTGGAACATTACGTCCCTCTGGTTTTGCGATACGGTGTTGTTATTAACTGTCATCTGGATAGTATTCAGGATAGACTGAAGGGGGAAGGGTGCGAGTGCCTCGCTATACCCGTAATTGAAGGGCAGAATACCTGCTACAGTTCCACCAGGGTATGTAATCTGGAGGTTAAGATTGAGCGTAGCAGAGAGCATAATGCGTCTTGCTAATACTGTGCTCTCACTTGGTGTCTGGATATTGAAAGTGATGCTGGAGTTGCTACTGGAAATGGCGTTATAAACGGAGGGGGTGATATTCTGTGCTCCCTTACAGACGGCATACTTGACGCTGTCGGTAGTATCCAGCACATCGCTAATCACCTTAACCTTGCTAAAATCGGCGGAAGACATATTGGAGATGGTTATAATATTAGGTTATAAAATAATTTTATAACTTAATCTCAAAATATAACTCTAATTCATTTTCAATCCGTTAATACTTTTCCCCTAAATTAGGACGAACTAATGTTGTTGAATGCCTTCTGTCTAAACAATATCTTCATAGACGCCCCGCACCCATTTTGGAGAAAGAAATCGTGGTAGATGCCGTAGATGTCTTTCCATTTGACGCTAATTTGGATAGAAGAAATTGCCCCGTTTCCTTGTAAATCAATCAACCTATATTCTGCTTGAGGTAGGTAAAGAACATTAGGGAAGTATTCATCACCCCTGTTTAGACTTTCCACAATATCCGTAATCTCGTTGCTAATATTGTTGTTCTGTCCGCCGACGACCGCTTGAGTTCCTATCGCTTGAGCGTTGCTAAAAATCTTAGGCAACCCTATCATTTGGGGAACAATAGGCATCAAAGAGGTTTCAAAGATTAGGGTGGAGATGGGGCACATAGTCGCTCCAGTTCCGTAAAGTTGGACTGTCCTAAGAGCGTCCCAGTCCTGGGATGGGGCAGGAGGCACATCAACAGGTTTCTTAACCCAGTTCGTTCCATTCTTATTGTAAATCCTAAGCATATAGTTTGTCTTATCTGGATTAACAAAGTTGTTAAATACATATTCAAAACTGCTAAAGAGAGTATGGAGGGGGGTGTTGAAAAAGATGTTAAAGATGGCGGGGGAAAACTCGCCTGTTGGGGAGGGTTGAGGAGGGACAAGGAGTTCGTAAGGGTTCCACGCTTGAGTTTGGTTAAACAGGGAATAAGGTGAAACTAATGTTGCTGTATTGGTAATCTCATTCCACTCCAAATAAGGTGGGTTCGTTATTTGATAGACAGTTAGGGCACCGAGTTCAGTAGGGATTGGTGCTGGTAAAGTGTTAAACTCCGCCCATATTTCAGCGATAGTGTCGTTAAGCATACTAATCCACCAAGCATAACTCCCAATCCAGTAGTAGTTTTGGGTAATTGTTTCTAATGATAAAGGAGAGGTTGTTGGAGGGGATTGGACGGCGTTGCTGACTTGAGTTGTAAAGTGAGGTTTGTAGATGACTGGTTTGGTAATCTTTCCTACACTACCACTTGTCTTATCCCAATAGTTGATAGTGATTTCATATACTGTCTTATTGGGGAAGTCGGCGTCTCCTACTGCTTGCTTAAGGTCTATCTGCGGGATAAACAAAGGCATCGCACCCGCTGTATCAAGTTGGAAGCGGACAATAGAGAAGAAGTAGTCCTGAGGGTTCTGTAGAATGGCGGACGCCCTAACCTCTGTGAAGGTCAAACGCTGTGGAACCTGTCCGTTTTCGCTAAAGTCTGTATTGACTATATCCAAATCATAATACATATTGACAGGGTCATTTATAGACATCTTATTAAGTGTTCTTGTATAATATACCTATACATAATTATCTATATAATTATTCGCTAAAATGCCTTATACAGGTTGTCTCACCCGCCCAAAAAGGCGTCCTCAGTTATTGTTAGTTGATTATTACGGAGAAATGAGGGCATATAGGCGGTAATAATCTAATAAAATGGTAAATAATCTACTAATTTAGGTATATTACATTAATAATTTTAAAATTATTACAGGAATAGTCTATTAATTTGGATTAAATCAGTAATAATCAGGATTAGGGGTTGTAATAATGTGATATTGGTGGTAATAATCTAATATTGGGTGGGGATGGTGGGGATTGGATGATAGTTTTGGGTTAGTTTGGTAAAACAGATATGAGTAGTTTCACTTTACGGAGGTTAAGGAAGATTTCGCTCCTATAGTGTAGATAATATTTTCTGGGACTACGGCGTATTTGACGCTCCACCCTTTTAGGTGGTTGCTGAGAAAAGGTAGGATTGTAGTAGAATATTAAAATATATAGTATCTTTATGTTGTATATTATAATGACTGAGATTACTGACCCCTTTAACAAGTCATATAGGAAGATGGTGCCCTATCGGGACGAGCATAAGGCACAATTAGAGGCGATAAAGGATAGTCATAAGACGACATTACCTAATCGTAAGTATATTATCAACTGCCCTTGCGGTAAAGAGATTACTCTACACAACCTCATTATCCACTATTGCGGTAAGAAGCATAGGGCAATATGCGGTGATTTACCTCCTGCTTCCTCAGGAACTGGCGAATAGTGTTTTCCTAAATAGGGAACACACTATACAAAAAAAAGGCGGGGGTGGGGATTGGATGGATTGGATTGGTTAAAACCCACTTCGCTACAATTTGGAAATCAAGATTTTTCAAAACAACCCGAAAAACATCCCATCCACCCCCACCATCCCCCCCTTTAATACTGGTAGGCATTAACCGTCCTAAATACCTGACAATAGATAGTAGATGCTTCGGCGGTGGAGGTAAGAAGAAGAGTATCGGTAGTAGCGGTGGCGGAGGGGGTCAGGACAGCAACCGCCCCATTAGGCGTCGCACCAAAGATTTTAGTTGAGACGCAGAAATCACCCGCCTTAAACAAGTGAGGAGCACCAGCAACATAAGTCCAAGTTAGGGTGGTGGTTCCACCAGCACCAGTAAGGACAGTTCCCGCCCATACCAAAGTAGCGGGTTGAGTTCCAGTAGAATAACTACTGGCGACAATAGTCGCACCAGCAGAAAGACCGAGGGACTGCTCGGCAGGGGGATACTTAACGAGATTAGAGACGGACATTTTGGGAAGTGGTTATATAATACTACAATAAAAAAATCCTTCTAAATCATACTTAATCTTTTATTAATAAATTATGGAATAAAAGCAACCCCTCCATTTTGACCGCCTACCATAATCCAATCATTAGCGTCGGCAGTTGCTACGAAACTCTGTGAAGCAAAACTCTCACAAGTAGCAGATTGCTTCCCTACTAAATCTAATGGAACTCTAAACTTCGTTTGAGGAGGGCACAGGAAGGTTGCTACTGCTCCTACTGGATAATCAATACCTACAACTGTAATATTGCCTACATACGAAGTCGGGTCTTGTGGGTCTATATAAAAGTTTTCATAAGTATCCCCAGGTGCTAATGTTATTAATACAAAAAAGGAATATTGACCTCCTCCTCCTACAACCTCGTATGGTAGATTATCAAAGTTAATAAAATTATAAATCCCCTCACCCAACACAGGTGTAGGGTCGCTCGTTGAATATATAGTTGTAGGGTCGTTGTAAGCGGTTAAGGCAACCGACATCTGCGTCCCAGCAATAGCGGTAGATGATAATTTAACATTTACATTCATACTTGTTATTGATACATTAGTAGCAGGCGACCAAGGGAAAAACTGAAATGAATTAGTGGGGGATGGGAAACCTCCTACGAGTGGTGGGTTATAAATCACTTGATTAAAAGTATCAAATACCCTATCGCTTGTTATAACACAAGTGTCGTTTGCTGTTAATGGTTTTGATATTAAGAGAGGCGTATTATCTTGACTATTTCTAAATATAGTTGCTGACGAACCTCCACCAGAAGCAACCCATTCTAAACCTGACGCTGTATTTGAATTACATATTAATACTTGGTCGTTTGCCCCTACTGGAAAAATAACACCTGCGATTGGATGTCCTCCTACCTGTGCCCCTCCACCTACTACTAAATCGCCTTTTGCTGTGAAATTAATAGCAACATTAGAAGCAGTCCCGACAGCATATTCAGTAAGCGGAGCGAGTGCGGTTATGGTGCCTGAACCACCAGCATCTATCCAAGTTGGAATAGAGGGATTTCCCGCCATACCTAATATCTGTCCTGCCTGTGGAACATTCGTTAATGCCCCTACCTTCGTCGCTGTTCCATAAGGGATTTCACCTACAGCATTTGAAAAATTAATACTGATTTTACTATTTGGAGCGGGGTCTGCGTCCTCAATAAGGGGAAGATTTGCGGTTATAAGACCAGAACCACCTACATCGCTCCAAGTAGGGACACCCGCATTAACCCCTAAGACCTGTCCTGCGTTTCCAATATTTAAGAGAGTATCAGCAAACGCTGGTGCTACACCTGCGTATAACATTTGCCCCTCTTGGGTGTATGCTA